CTGGAACTTATACAGCAGGACATACACAGGAAGTAGAAGTAACGGTAACAGGTGGAACAGGTACATATCATCAGAATTTAGTAACACTTGAAGTCGATAGTGGAGCTACATCAGCTAAGACATATGTTATCCCGGGAACACATCTCTTACATACAGGAGCTGACGAGACAGGAACTATTGTATTGAAAGCGATTTACAGACCAAATGAAACTATCACAAAAACAGCAAATTTCACAAAAGCGTAAATTTAACGGAGGTATTTATCTATGATAAATTTACCATCTCAAGGAGGGGTTGCACCGCGCAACCCTGAAACAAAATTGAGGTTATACAGCGGAGTGCCGTGGTCTGATGAATATGAACACGTTAGACTGTACAACTCGAAAGAAGATTTGTTAAATCATTTAGAGAAATATCGTAAATACATTAACGGAGTTGATTTGTCACATCTTGCACCTATTAGAATAGGAAATTATGATATCCGTGTACCGTTTACAGAAATGAAAGCATTAAATTTGAATTATTTAGCTTTTCAGAATACAGGTATTTCTAATGATTGGGTTTTTTGCTTTATAGATTCGATTGAATGGTTATCAGAAAAAACAACTAGAATTAACTTTTCTTTAGATGTTTTTCAAAATAACTTTTATGATGCAAATATCAAGCCTTGCTTTGTAGAGTATCATCATATTCCTAGAAGTTCCGATGCGATAGGCGTAAATCTAATACCTGTAAACATAGAAACTGGTGAAACAATCGTATCACGGCACAAAAAATTGGACTTGACACCAACAGAGTGTTGCGCTTTTGTAACACGAGGAACAGCTGAACAAAGTTGGTTTGAGGGTCGTGTAGAAAACGGTGTATATTGTTGGGGTAGTATTGGACATTATGATGTTACTACAGAAGATGGACTAAAAGGGATTAACACGTTATTAGAAGATTACAATAAGCAAGGTGCGCAAGATGCTGTCATAGGGTTATTCATGTCCCCAAAATTATGTACACTTGCTTTAGGCGGAAAAGAAATTAAACCGAAAATAACAAGTATGCAGATATCCGATAACGTTTTTGAGGGATATAAACCAAAAAATAAAAAGCTATATTCCTACCCTTGGCTATTTTGTCTGGCAGATAATAACCAAGGAAATACACATATCTATAGATACGAATACAGTTATAACCGAGATAAGTCTCTTGAGTTTGACAGCTATGGAACGATTGCAACGCTTCCACAGGTTCTCACAGCACCTAAAAATTATAAGACACGTGAAAAGTTAGAACACGGTTTGATGAACGAAGCGTTAATTAACTCTTCGTTTCCTATGTGTTCCTTTTCATCTGACACTTATCGAGCGTGGTTAGCACAGAACAAAAGCTCTATAGCTCTATCTCAAGTTCATACCGCTGTTGATGCTACCATAGGAACAGGCACAGCTATAGCAGGATTGGCTGGTGGAAGTTTACAAGGGGGTCTTAGTGGAGCTGGCAAAACAACGAACGCTTTTTGGGATGCGCTAGGCATGTTAGCAAATCAGACGGACAGAGCTAGAAACGCAGGGGTTACACATGGCAAAGCCTTATCAGAAAATGTGCTGACAGGAATTAAAGAGTGTGGTGTTGATTTTTACGAAATGTCATGTAAAAGACAATTCGCAGAAATGGCAGATAGCTTTTTTGAACAGTTCGGTTATCCTATTAATAAAATAACAATGCCTTATTTGCATTCCCGTTCAGATTGGAACTATGTAAAAACGTCTCACTGTGGTTTTACTGGTGACATTGACTTAGACCAGTTGAAAAAATTGAGAAATATATTTGACAATGGAGTTACTTTGTGGCATACTGATGATATAGGAAATTATAGTTTATCCAACGACTAACGGGGGGTGAGTATAAATGAGGAATCCGTTAAGGGTTTTTGATAGAAATATCAACAAAAAGAAATGTAGTGATTTTGAAACAATTAAATCTATATTCTTTTATGATATTTTCGATATATTTGTAAATAGGTACACATGGAAAAATCTGCCGGAAGAGATTTTGCCTATGTATATTGAGCAAACTCTTTTTTGGAATGGTCTTGGCGTATTCATAAAAGATGTTATAGGAGGATACGCTTTTATGAAAGTTGCATTATCGGGGTTGCCCGATATTTACAATATTCCTCAAGATAGAATTGCGTACACAGCTAACGGTTATATAGAGGAATACGGAAAAGAAAATAGTTGTATATTATGGAACAACTACTCAACAATGCCGTACTACTACAAAGCTTTAATGTACGCTGACGCTATGGCTAATACTTGGAAAACAAAAGGCATTAATATGTATGCACAACGTACACCCGTTGCACTTTCTTCTTCAGACAATGAAAAATTAAGCTTTGAAGTAGTAGGTGAAGAGTACGACAACTATTTACCTATTATAAAACTTTCCGATTCATTGAACTTGAAAGACATCAAAGCACTGAACATGGGAGCACCTTACATTGTCGATAAATGTGAACAGGAATTGAGAGATTTATGGTCACAGGTATTAACATCGCTAGGCTATGAAAGCAATCCAGTAGAAAAAGGTGAAAGACTTGTGACAGGTGAGACAGCCGGAAACAACGGGCAGATTGAAGCCTACAGAAATGTCGGTCTGTCATTAAGAAGAAGATGTGCGAGAACTATAAATGAATTATGGGGTCTAAATGTGACAGTTGACTTTAACAGTGAATTGCCGACCATGATGAACGGATATGTGCCGGACAAGTACATGCAAAAAGGGAAAGAGGGTGACGAGATTGAGTAAATACACAACGACCGTTAAAGAAATTTGTGAAAGCTTTATCCCATCTCAAGAACTATGGAGCATGGACTTATCAGTACAAAGAATCATTGACAAAACACAGGGAAATTTTTTTGACTTTGATTTTCCATTTTATTCTGAGGATAGGAAAGACTTGTATACTTTTAAAACATACTTTTTACTTAGGTATTGGAATAATTATATAGGCTTTGAAACTTTAGGAATGTGGAAAACAGCTTTTATATCAAAAATGTATGAATTGACACCGTATTATACAAAATTGTATAATGCAATTCAAAACGACAACCCTTTTACAAATGTAAATATAACAATCACAGAAGCAGAAAAAGGAAACGAAAAAACAACAACTAACTCAACAGATACAGGACAAAGCGAAGTAAAAAACAATCAAAATTATCAAAATATTGATAGTGATAACCCGCAAGTTACCGTAGCTACAGAAGATTATGCAAGTACTATGAGTAGAAGTGAAACCGTCAATAATACTACAACAACAGCAAATAATAGTCATGCAGGAAATGACAACAAGGACAGCAAAAGAGACAGAGATACAAAAGAGATAGGATTGAGAGGAAAATCAACAAGCGAAGCTATAGCAGAATATCGTGAGCAAATACAAAATATCAACAGAGAACTTGTAGAAGCTTGTAGAGATTTATTCATGAAAGTTTGGTAAAAAGGAGGTGAGATATATGACAGAAGAATTAAAGCCTTTAGTTCCTTTACTTTGTTGCGATATACCTAGCGTATATAGCAATAAACAGAGTTATTACGAGTGTTTATGTTATATCGGTTATAAAGTCAATGAATGTATTAATGCAATCAATGGTTTTACAGACGCATATAAACAGTACACTAATGAAAAGGTTGAAGCATTAAAAATATATATTGACAATCTTAATTCTGATATATATAAGCATATTACAGAAGTAGAAAAAAATATCCGACAGGATATGAACGCTAAAGATACTGAACTTGATGAAAAAATAGATAAGGTTCAAGCAAACTTACTTGAGAAAGTAAACACGCTTAATATTCTTATTTATAAGTTAAATGCAGAAACAAGAGAATATATTGATAGTGAAGTCACAAAGCTCTATGAATATATCAAGCTTTATGTTCCCAATAACATACAGGTTCTAAACCCTGTAAAGGGTTATTATACAAGTTTAAATCAAGCGTTAAGTGATATGTATGACAATCTTAGATATTATGCTTTAACTTGCAATGAATTTGATTCGTTAAATTTAACTTGTTCAGAGTTTGACGGACTGTTCCTTAGTTGTACAGAATTTGACTTATACGCAGCAAAAAGATTTAGAGTTGACAGCAATTTATATATGCATAACCCCTTTACAGGTGAGTATGTTTTTTATCAAGATGTTATATATCAGCTTGCAGAGTTGCACTTTAATAACCCTATCACAGCCAGGGAGTTTGACGCTTTATTGCTGACTGTAGCAGGTTTTGAAGCTAAAGCGTTAAGCGCGTATAACTTTGACAGTAACGCAAAAACAGCGTTAAAATTATAATTAAGGAGGAATAATAAATGAGTTCAACAAACAAGACAAATTATTATGATTTAAGTCAGTATATAGGTACTGACAAACCGACATATTTAGGCGATTATAATTCTGATATGTCAAAAATTGATGGTGCTATTCACCAAGTGCAGGAGACAGCTACAACAGCTAATCAGACCGCAGGAAGTGCAGACGCTAAAGTGCAACTTGCTAATCAGTCGATAGAGAGTTTAAAAGGTAGAGTAGGCGTTGTTGAGGGAAATGTGTCTAATTTACAGGAAAAAGATACCGCACAGGACAGCGCAATAAATAGTGCGAAACAGACAGCAGAGAGCGCAAACACTACAGCTAATAACGCTTTACAAACCGCGAATAGTGCGAATGTTAAAGTTGATAGTGCAAAATTTAATGGTTGGAAGAACCTTACAAATGCACATAGTAATTTAGTTGTTTCCGATGCCAAGATAATGTTTAATAGACAGCTAAATTTATTTGCGCTTGATATGAATATAGCTACTTCCACTGGTCTGACGCAATCAGATATAGCTTTTAAATTGCCTGTTGATATTCCAAAACCAACAAAACCAACTTATTTAGACTATTGTTGCATCGAGGGCAGTGGTGATGTAAGTGGGTCATTTGAACGAATTAGTATTAGAAGCATTTTAATTGACACTGATGGATATTTGCACTTTAATCCAAGACTTGACGCAGGTAGTAGACTGTATTGCTCTGGTGTATTTGCCGTTGAATCATGGTAAAAAAAAAAATAAGATTTAAGTGACATGAATATAACCCATCGTTATAGATGGGTTATATTTTTTCCTCCTTATTTTATAATAAAACTCTAATTCTTTTACCGTCTTTCATAACTACTTCATTGGCGTATGCACCATAACGGATATCGTATACAACATCAAGTTCATCCGCGTATGATAAGTCTATTCTTAAAAAGATATAGCAAAAAAGTTGCCATTATTATGACTGATAAGATTACTAAGAAAGATGATATTTTTTCTAATTTGGTGTATGGTTCTTTTTCTTCTGCTGGTGTATGTCTTTTTATCCAATCTATTTCAGATTCGTGTAATATTTCACGTGAAACATTTAAATCGTCTAGTTTATTATGTGTAACTGGTGCAATATTTTCATTACATAAATGAGATTCTGTATAACCGTCAAAACCTGTATACACATTTTCATGTGTTTCTAAATTTTCAACCCAATAGGGCGGGTCTACAAATAAGGCTATGTAGTTATTTAGTGAGTTTTCAGTGTAGAAGTCGTGGAGTTCTACGCCAAAATCTGTGATATTATGAAGTCTGTATTTAATCATTATTTTTTCCTCCTTTATATAAATCTTGAGTAATATCTTGTTTCCCATATGTTGTCTATACACATAATTAATTCAGCGGTATCATGTTCACCATAACTTTGTAACAATTCTATAACCCGACCGTATTGAATATGATATGCGTCTCTTGCATTATCATATAAACCGTTTATCACATCATAAAAAAATTCAAGATAACAATGTCTATTCATAGAGGACTTAAAAAAATATTTGTCATTCCAATACAAGCAAAACAAATCATCTCCACATACTAAAACTGTTACATCTTCTGATATATAATCTTGTACTATACTAGATATTGATACCTCTGTGACAGCTGTAATATCTCCACATAAACGCGCTGTATTATTATCAATAATTTTAATATTAAATTCACTCATGTTATTTTTTCCTCCTTATTTTATATATTATCTTTGTTTCTATAATTATAATACCACGAACCGTATTATTTGTCAAGTATTTTTTCGTGCTTTTTTAACAAAATGGGAGACGTGGTCTCATTGGGAATAACGAAAGCCCTCT